CATTTATCCAGTCTCTGGAATGTACCCAATCGTTATAAAAACGATGATTTTATTATTGATTCTATTACTGGTGTTAAAACCAATGATGTATCTGTATGGTCTTCTTTAAATATCCAATACTATAGGATAGTGACCAATCTACCTACCAAAATTAAGTCAGGAACTCCTTTACAGAGCGATGACGATGGGATCAAAGTATTTAAAAGTACTCAGATTGAGCCAGTTTATGGTGATAGGTATGTTGCTTTAGCGACCGCTAAAATAGATGAAGTTTTTGAGAACTTTCCGTACGAACAAGTTCGTGCAGAGATGGATGATCCAGATAGAAGACCTATTATCACTAATGGGTCCTCGTACCCGGCAGCGTTAGCTCCGGTTATACCTGGACATGATAACAATTCTCAACTTATTGCTGCAATGGCTATTGGTCGGGATATTTTTAAATCCGATTTTAATATGGCCAATGTATTATACGGACTCGCAGATGGCAAGTTGTCATCTGTACCTAAGAATTATAAGGTAAAGCGATGGATTACTATCGCTTCTAGAACCCTTGTTGACAAACAATATGGTCCTTCCGTTGCTTTAAGAGATTGGGTTACACGACGTTCTAGAAATGTTAATCACATTATCCAGTTCGATGATCAAGAAGTACAACATGCCATGCTTACGCTAGGCAATGCTACAATTGATTTAAGTAGTGCATCCGATCGCATCTATAGAAGTCTGTTAGAAAAGATTTGGCCTGAGTTTATGAAATGGTTTGGAGATATACTTCCTACCACAGTAATAGACCAAAATAATCGAGTGATTAAACTCACTTGTGTTGGAACTCAGGGCTTTCCGTTAACGTTTACTTTAATGGCTGTTGTAATTGGTCTCATTGTTGAGGCTGTTAAAATCACAAATAAGCCATCTGCTAACTACGGCGACGATATAATTATCGCTGAAGAAGACTTCAACGAAGTCTATACGGCATTGCAAGCGTTAGGTCTGGTTGTCAATAAATCAAAGACTCACAAGTCCTCGAAAGGCTTTGTTGAATCTTGTGGTCGCGATATTAGATTTACCCCTTCGGGCAGTCGCGATATTACACCTATTTACCTCCGTGGTGAATCTGATGTAGAGATAATCCAGTTTTTCTACCAGTTACGCAAGGCTAAACTCATTAGTTCCGATGATGCTACAAGTATCATGGACAGGTTGAAGGTTGAATATTATGCCTTCGAATATGAGCATCAGCAGACCGAGTTTCACTTTCCTTTTGGTGACGTTAAGAATGTCCCTAAAGGAACCTGGTCGTACGATCAATCTCAGTATATGGCTAAAGTGCCTGCTCTGAGAGATGAGGTCGTATCGATTAAGGGTCTGACTCAGTCAGAAAGTGCGTTAGTTTTGGAGTTATTGAACATTAGTTCGGGATTGAAAAACCCTAATAACTCTGAATTTACTATACGCGGACTCGATCCAATTGCTAGACAGTATGCTATAATTGATCTTCAAGGGCATAGGCTTTATAACCTATATCGTGCTCTTGATACAACCGAAGATCAGGTACCCGAAATTTTCTGGGAAGAGCTTGAAGAAAAGTATAAAACTACTTTTAAGGCTCTTTCGTACTATAGGTTCATAACTTCTGAACTCTACAGATACAAATTTAGTACAGCTACTGTTGATTTTAAAGATCTTAGTGTTATCGAGACTTCCTTACAGGAGTTCATCAATAATGGATTCGGTGTAAAATCCGAGGTCAAATACCCTATTTATAGGTATAAAACTACTAAGACTCATAAGTTAATTCAGCACCCGAATAATAACAATATTATAGGTGTAGACGAATTTCGTCGCCTTGAATCTAACTAATTCATCAAGCGCGTAAGCGCAAGATATAGGAGGCTACATCGTAGCCCAACGAGCGTAAAAAACTCACACT